ACGAATCCAGAGAGATAAGTTTAGTGTCGTAATTGGTGACGATTCAGTATATGTTCAAGGCAATGTTAATTTGTTTGTAGATGGGAATGTTACCGCACAAATTGGCGGCCAGGTAAATATGACGGTGGGTGGAACAGTTAATGCCACAGCATCTTCGTTTAATTTAACTGGCGATTTAAATGTTACTGGTAATATTACTGCTACAAAACAAATTAGTGATGCTATACGCAATATGTCGGCAGATAGATCCATTTACAATAGCCATGTTCACTCTGACCCACAAGGCGGACAAACAGGAACTCCAAGTGCTTCACAATAAGTAGAATAAATAGAAAATGGCAACCACAAAAATAGAATCAGACCGCACATTTAGAGACCTGGATTTGAATTTCACTATTCATCCAGTTAAAAAAGATATCAACACTTTTAAAGATGAGTTTGCTATCATAAACTCGGTTAAAAATTTAATATTAACAAACTATTATGAGAGATTGTTTCAACCAACAATTGGAAGCGGATTGCGTGGTCTTTTATTTGAACCAATTGACAGCTTAGTGGCAGCTTCAATTGAAAGAGAAATTGTTGAAGCCATCAATAACTTTGAACCTAGGGCTCGTGTATCTAGTGTTGCCGCAGTTCCAAGTCCAGATGAAAACCGATATAATATTCGTTTAGAATTTTTTATTATAAACGACCCAAACCCAATTACAATTAATTTCTTCTTAGAGCGGATTAGATAAAAATGGCAAACCGTTTACGAGTGACAGAGCTTGACTTTGACACAATTAAAAATAACTTAAAAGCTTTTCTAAAGCAACAATCTGAGTTTACAGATTACGATTTTGATGGTGCTGGCTTAAATATTCTTTTAGATATTCTTGCCTATAATACTCACTACAATGCGTATTACTTAAACATGGTTGCAAATGAATCGTTTTTAGACACCGCTATTCTGCGAGAGTCGGCCGTATCGCATGCTAAAACACTAGGTTATACTCCTTACTCCACACGAGCGCCTGTAGCAATCATTAATTTATTGGCAAATTCTACCACAACTTCTGCAGGCACATTAACTTTGGCAGCAGGCTATGGTTTTCTTTCAAATCAAATTGATAGTAAGGCCTATAACTTTGTGGTTTTAGATGATGTTACCGCAACAAAAGCCAATTCATCTTATTTGTTTGAGAACTTAGAAATCTATGAAGGTCAATTAGTAAGTTATTCTTTTACCTATGACCAAGGTTCAAACCCAAAACAAGTATTTACAATACCTGATACAAATATAGATACAACCACAATTAAAGTTTCTGTAACTCCTTCGGCTTCTAACACAGCAACAGAGTCCTATGAAAAAGTAACCGATGTATTAGATATTACTGCTACATCTGAAGTTTTCTTTTTACAAGAAGAACGAGGAGGAAAATATCAAATTTATTTTGGTAACAATGTAGTAGGTAAATCATTACCTGATGGTGCTATTGTAAATGTAACCTATCTCTTAACAAGTGGCACCAACTCTAACAAAGCAAACAATTTTATTGCTCTATCTTCGGCAGTAGATTCATTAAGTGAAGCGCTAACCAACTTTACAATTACTCCAGTTTCTGCAGCTTCTGGTGGTGCTGACCGTGAATCGGTTGACAATATTAAATTCTCAGCGGCTGCACGCTTCTCCACACAGAATCGTCTAATTACATTTAAAGATTATGAAACTTATATTTTAAACAACTATCCAAACATTGATTCTATTTCTGTTTGGGGTGGAGAAGATAATGAACCTCCTGTTTATGGTAAAGTTTTTATTTCAATGAAGCCAAAAGAAAACTATTATATTTCAGAGGCAGAGAAGCAGCGTATCATTGACGAAATTATTACACCAAAGGCAATTATCGCTGTTCAATCTTTAATTATTGATCCAGAATTCTTGTATCTGCTAATTGATGTTCAATCACAATACGATCCAAAAAGAACAACGGATACTGAAGCAGCTTTAAAAACTAAAATTACAAACGCCATTTTAAACTATGCTGATACCTTTTTAAATAAATTTAGTTCTAAAATTATTAATTCAAAATTAGAAACTGCGGTAGATAGTGTTGATTTAAATTCTATTGTTGGTAATAAATTAGTTACTCGTGTTCAAAAACGATTTGAACCAGAATTAGGTACATCACAATCTTATACAGTTAACTTTAATGTTCCAATAAATCGTGGCACAGTAACAAATAAAATAACATCAACTGAGTTTGATGTGACAGATAGTGATGGTATAAGAAGAACAGTTTTCTTTGATGAAGTGCCACAATCATTTACTGGTATTTCTAACATTGAAGTTACCAATCCAGGCTCTGGTTATCTGAGCGCTCCAACAGTTACAATCACTGGTGATGGCACAGGTGCAACCGCTGAAGCCACAATTGTGAACGGCGCTATTCAAAGTATTAGTGTAAAGAATCGTGGTATTGATTACACTCGTGCTATTGTGACCATATCTGGTGGCAATGGATTTGGTGGTGAAGCCTCCGCAATCATTGATGCTGCCACAGGTACATTAAGAACCATTTATTATGATAGTAATGCTCAAAGGCAAATTGTGAATTCTTTAGCAGGTGAAATCAATTACAATGTAGGCACAGTAACAATATTTGATATCAACATGTTATCCGTTTCTTCACCTGACAATTTGATTCGTTTATCATTTGAGGCTGAAGAAGGTATCATTGAGTCGGCTCGTAATACAATTATTACAATTGATGAAACTGATCCTGTGGCCATTACTGTTAATTTAACTAAAGTAGCCTAATGTCTTTTGCAAATACCTCAATACTGATTAATCGTCAGGTTCCTGAATTTGTTCGGGAAGAGCATCCTCTATTCATTACTTTTTTAGAAGCCTACTATGCGTTTTTAGAACAAAAACAAACAGGCCAATTAAATGATTTAACACAGAAGGCTAAAGATTTACGATATCTTTCCGATGTTGACTATTCTTTAAATGAATTTGAAGATAGCTTCTTTAATACTTACGCTTCTCTATTGCCTAAAGATGTTGCTGTTGACAAAGAATTTCTCATTAAAAATGTTTTACCACTTTATTTAGCCAAAGGTAACGAAGCATCATTTAAACTTTTGTTTAGAATGTTGTTTAATGATGAAGTTGATATTCTTCAACCTCGCAATAATGTTTTGCGTGCTTCTGATGGTAAATGGACAGTAGATAATGTTCTTGGTATTGAAACAGATATACGAAGCATCTATACAGGTAATGGTTCAAATAATACATTTCTTCTTGCTCAAACTTCAGGCTCTGGAGAAATAGATGTTTATGTAAATGGCGTAATTAAAACTGAAGGTACTGATTACTACATTCGTAGAGAATCTCGTAAAGTTATCTTTATTACTCCGCCTGCAGCTAATAGTTCAGTTAAAATTTTCTATAATAATTTTGACATTACTGGAATTACAAATCGTAAAGTTACCGGTGTTACATCTGGCGCTACAGCATTAGTTGAAAGAGCTTCGCAAAGAATTATTACCGACCAATTAAATTTTGGTCTGCCTTTTGAATTATTCATCAACACAAAAACACTTATTGGTGAATTTCAAAATGGTGAAACAATTACAACAGACATCATTGATTCTAATGATAATGTTATTCAATTAGAAGCAGACACATTTTCAATTCTTACGCAAATAAATGTAATTAATGGTGGGTCAAATTATAATGTTGGTGATCCTGCTATCGTTCTTGGTGGTGGCGCAACAACTTCTGCCACAGCTGAAGTTGAAACTATATCTGCTGGCTTTACGGACAGAATTGTTGTAAACTACGGTGGCGCAGGATTTAAATTAGCTTCTGGTATTACCAGTTCAAATACACCAGGTACTACACTTTTAATTGGTGCAGTTGATGGCATTAACACTTCTCATTTTACAGCAAATTCATATATTGTTATAGGCACCGACCAAATATTTAATTTTAATGGAAGTTCAAATGCTGCAAACACATTAATTAGTGCGGCTAATTATGGATTTCCAGCTGCACCAGTAGAAAATGTAAACACACGAATTATTGATGCTCTAACAAGTTTAACTGTTACTGATTTGGGACCAATTACTAATGCCGTTATTCTTTTCTCTAATGTGTCGGTGAATACTGCTATATTGGATTCTCAAGGAGCTTTATATCCTGTAGGGAATACTTTTAACGATATTAAAGATTTTAATTCTGTGGGCCGAATTGATGTTTATGGCGGTGGTACAAGTTACAAAATTGGTGATGAAATTATTTTTGGTGCCAATCCATCTGGCACAATTGGTACAGGAGCTGCGGCTGCTGTTAAAACAGTTAATGCAACTGGTGCAATTACGACAATTCAAATTCAACCACCAAGAATTGCTGGAACAGCCAATGTTGGAAATAATACAGTTGAAATTATTGGTACAAACACATTTTTTAATAATGATTTACAGGTTGGTGATAAGATTGTTCTTCGTAGCCAAGAGAGATTTATTAATGCTGTAACATCTAATACTACCGCAAATGTCAATGTAGCGTTTACATTTGAATCTGGCGGAGGCAATTTTGCTAACAACTATTCAATTGGTTCTTTTGCTCACGGTGCGGTTGGTGGCGTAAACTATACACAAAATAATTTTCCAACAATTACCGTTTCTACTGGATCTGGTGGTTCAGGTGCCAACATCGCAATTACCTCTTTGATAGGAAATGGCGAACAGTTACAAGCTATTGCTGACCAAATTGCAGGACAAATCCAAAGAATTCGTTTAATAACAGGTGGTGTAGGTTATCAATACATTCCAGAAATTGATTTGACTAATTCTGGAGATGGTAATGCTGATGCTGAAGCTATATTGGGTGCGTCTTATGCCGCTTTGCCTGGCCGTTGGATTACATCTGATTCCATCTTATCTAATCCTGAACGAAGATTACAAGGTTCAGATTACTATGTTGATTACGCTTATGTAACTTCTTCATTGACTGAATTTAGCAAATATAAACAAATACTTAAAGGGTTGTTACACCCATCTGGTTTTGTAAATTATGCTGACTTAAATAAACAGGCGGAAGCCAATGTTACAATTTCTGTTGATGAAACGACCAGCAATACGATTTCTGGTTTGGTTAATGTGAATAGTTCCATATATGTAACAGGCACAGGAACTAGGTTCAACATTGCCAATACGAATGGTATCATTAAGACCACATCACAATATGGAATCAACGCATCCAGTATTGCTGTTAATGGCCAAATTAGAGTCATTAGCTCAATTCTTAGCAACACAAGTTTAGTGGTTACTTCTGCGTTTACGACCACCGCAAATGACCAAACACTTATCATACTGACATAAATAGAAATTATGCCTACTTCAATTAATACAAGAAAACTTAGTTATAACTCCGCAAAGCTCTTACGAGATTCGGTCAGAGATGCCGCCACAAACACCAGTCCAGTTTTATATGTTACTCTTGGAAATAGTGTTCCTTACAATAACGAAGCTTCTCCTGACAATCTTGTTGATACCATCAATACTGAAAAAGCGGCCTTTGAAAACATTTTTGCAGGTAAAAAAGTAACTGGAAATGACATAGAACTTGTCATTCCTAAAGTCAACTGGACAGGCAGTACCAAATATCGCCAATATGATGACATAATTGATGTAGAAGATTTGGTTACTGCAATTCCGGCATTGAACTTAAAACCAATGTATGTAATTACTTCGGCACGAAATGTTTACAAGTGCTTATCAAATTCGGCCAGTGCCAATTCAACTGTGGAACCAACAGGTGACTACACAACTTCCAATGGCAATATTGCTACGGCCGATGGTTACATTTGGAAATACATGTATAATGTTCAACCATCCAATAAATTTTTAAACGATTCGTGGATACCAGCACCATCTTCTACACAAGCTTTAGATTACGGAGTGAGTTCAATTGGAGTTTTGCCTGGTGAATTAACCACTATTGTAATGACGGCTAATGGCACAAACTATCGCCAAGCCTCCAATATTCGTGTGGACAGTTTCACTTCTGGTCAAACAACAATTCGTTTAGCTAACACATCTCTTACATTAGAAATTTTTAGTATTCCAACTTTGTCAAATTTAGCCAATATGGCCATTTCTGGTACAGGTTTGGCTACTGATACACATATTACTGGCGTAGCAATTGCCAATGGTTTAATTACTTTATCTTCGGCTACAAATGCTGTTGGTGGTAACGCAAACAACATTACAATTTCAACTCGTGTTTACATTGAGGGTGACGGAGTTGGTGCTGTTGCCAGCGCAGTTTTATCAAATACTGCTATTACAGTTTCCACAGCCAATGCAAATGTCGCAAGAATTAGTGTAACCACCATTGGTACGGGTTACACACGAGCAAACGCATTTATCTATGGATCTGGCACCAATGCTAATGCTCGTGTCATCATAAGTCCTTTGTTTGGTCATGCTTCTAATCCTGCTCAAGAACTATACGCAAATACTTCAATGATTGCGGTTCGTGTTGGAGAGTTAGATTCTACTGAAAATGGTTTAATTTCTGTGGATACCTCGTTTAGACAAATAGGTCTCCTACAGAATCCGTATAAATACGGCTCAAATAATAGAATACAATCCTCTAATGCCAATACGGTAATATCTCAAACAACAGATTTGAATATTGTGGCAGGATCAAGTTATACTTTGAATGAATATGTTTACCAAGGTAGTTCCGCTTTAGATGCAAGCGCTTATGGTTATTTACATGCTCAAACATCAAATGAGGTTCGTTTAATTAGAGTATTAGGAACATTCGTAACTGGTCTGCCTCTTTTTGGTGCAACTTCTGGCGTATCAAGAACAGTAACAGGCGTAGCAAATCCAGAGTTAGAACCATACTCTGGAGATATGTTATACATAGAAAATGCAGTTAAAACTGACCGAGCAGATGGTCAGGCAGAAAATATTAAATTGACAATAAGTTTTTAAGGCTGAATAAATGGCACTTGACACAAATTTTAATGTAAATCCATATTATGATGATTATGACGAGGACAAAAAGTTTCTTCGCATGCTTTTTAAGCCCGGCTATGCAGTTCAGGCTCGTGAGTTAACTCAGCTTCAAACTATTCTTCAAAAACAAACTGAACGCTTTGGCGATTTTGTTTTTAAAGATGGTTCAGTAGTTACTGGTGGCCAAACAGTATTTCAAAACACAACCTTTATTAATGTATCTTCAACTTTTGCCGGTTCAGCCGTAAATATTAATAGTTTTGCTGGTCAAACAATTGTAGATAATATTCAAAGCCCAACCAAAAAAGCACAAGTCATTAAAGTATATGATGCTGATTCTGGTACAGGTGATCCAAAAACTTTACATGTCAGTCCAATTTTTGGTACATTTACTGGCAGCGAAACAATTCTTACCTTTAGTTCTTCACCGGTTTCAGCTAACACCACCGCCGTTGGAAATGCTCAAGTATTTTCTGTTGACAATGGTGTTTACTATTATGATGGTTTCTTTATTGATGTAGATGCTCAAACTGTTGCTGTTTCCAAATATACACAAACAGGTAATGCACGAATTGGATTTGAAGTTACAGAATCTATTATAGAATCATCTTCAGATACCTCATTACTTGATCCAGCTCAAAACGCTTCAAACTATCAGGCGCCTGGAGCTGACCGCTACAAAGTTCAATTAATTCTTGCTAATCGTTCACTTGCTTCTACCGATGACACTCAATTTATAGAGGTAGCTAGAATTGAAAATGGAATTCTAACAAACTATGTTAAGTATCCGCTTCTATCGGTATTAGAAGATACCTTAGCTCGCAGAACATTTGATGAATCTGGTAACTATACTGTAAAACCATTTAAAATTGCGTTAGAAACCCAATCTTCAAACACAGCTAATCTGAGTGTTATACTATCTCCAGGTAAAGCATATGTTTATGGTTACGAGTTTGAAACAATTTCTCCTACAACACTTACTTTTGCCAAATCAAGAGGAACAGATAGTATTAACAATAGGCGAATAACAGCTGACTATGGATATTTTGTTTATGCTAATACTCCAGTTGGTTCATTTCCAATTAATAGCTTACAGACAATAGATTTGCATTGTGTTGCAAATGCTTCTATTAATACCCTAACTACTGCCACAGTTTCAAATACAAAAATTGGTACAACAAGAGTTAAATCAATTGCATTTGATTCCGCAGCTGATACCGCAAATTCAGCATCATATGAATACAAATTATTTTTATTTGATGTAAATGTTGGTTCTATTTTAGGCGGCAATACTAACGCTAGCATATCGTCAACAAATACATCCTATGTTCAAATAGCAAACACATTATCTGGTTCATTCTTATATTCTACAGCCAACAATGCATATACTGGTGCTAAACTTCGCATTACGGCTGGGCCGGGTGTAGGTGAGTTACCACGAACAATTACCAATTACAATGGTGCAACACAAACACTTGAAATTTCTGAGCCATTTACAGCCAATGTAAATCAAGGTACATCAAAATGGGCAATTGATTTTGAATTCAATGATGCCAAGTCCGTCATTGTTTCGTCTAGCAACATAATTACTTCATCTATGAATATTGATGAGCGCTCAAAAGACCAAGCATCAACCTTTGATGACACCTTTATATCTGATAGTAACATTGAAACCTTGGTGTTTCCTTTAGGTAATCAATTTGTTGAATCTGGTTCTATTGCTGATGTTTCTTTTTCATATCGTAGATTATATGAAGGACAAATATTTTCTTCCAATATATCGCCAGCATTAACTGTTGGCACTGGTGAATCAATCGCATCTGCTACATCTACTTCCGCAAGAGCTGAAAACTATCAAATTATAGTTACTTCACAAGGTTCAGGAATTTATGGTGTAGGACAAACTGTTCCAGCAACAGCTATTACAGGTGTTGATACGGCTACTCGGCGCATTACAGTAAGTAGCGGCGGATCAATGACCGCCAATATTATTGCGACAATTGATGTTAGCAATCCTACACAAAAGAACAAAACTTTTGTTACTGGTAATCCAACCATTCAAACTTCGGGCGGCGTTAATTTATTTGCTAATGGAACAATTACATTATATGGCTCACAAGGTCAAATTCAAATTGCCGCCAACACAGTTGTTAAAACACCAACAACACCACAATCATTATACACTTCAGATGTTGTAAGCTTAACGAAAATTTTAGATTTTAATGGATCAACTATTACTCTTGCCAATACAGCAAGTGCTATCAATGTAACCTCTCGTTATCAATTGGTAAATGGCCAAAAAGATTCTTATTACGACCATGCAGCTATTAGATTATTGCCAGGTGTTTCAGCTCCTGTTGGCCCATTAGCGGTCGTTTTTAATCAGTTTGTTTCATCTGGTGCAGGTTATTTTACAGTAGATTCTTATACAAGTGGTGGTTATGCGTATGAAAGTATTCCTTCATATAGTTCACCAAACGGAACAAAATATGAATTGCGTGATTCTTTAGATTTCCGTCCAGTTCGTGCCAATGCTACGGTTGCTACGGCTAGTTCAGTTGTGTTTGATGTTGATTCTACCACGACTGGTCCAAAAGTACCAGAAAATGGCTCAGATATTCTTTTAGATTTTGAGTATCATTTAGCAAGAAACGATAAAATTGTTTTAAATAAAAACAGAACCTTTGAAGTTGTCCAAGGTGTTCCATCTTTAGACCCTATTGATCCTAAAGATAAAGATGATGCAATGACACTTTATATTTTACATCAACCTCCTTATGGTTTAGCGGCTTCAAATACAGAAACTCAATATGTAAATAATAAACGCTATACAATGCGAGATATTGGTGGCATTGAAAAGCGTGTTGAAAATTTGGAGTATTATACTTCGCTATCATTACTAGAATCAGACACATTAAGTAAACAAGATTTAACTATTCT